AAGACTATAAGGAAATAAATCCTCAAAGACTACTTGAAATTTTGGTACAAGATTGCTACTTAGAATCTGAAGAGTTCCATCTGAGGTAACATCATCAGTTGCTTTACCCATTGGACCGAGAATATTTTGCTCTTTTAACTCTTTATATTGGGTTAATTCTTCTGGGAATCCTAATCCTCTCATCCAGTTTTGAATCTCCATATAATTAACAAGATCTTCATCTACAAGGAATCTTAATTGAAGGTCACCAAATTCTAGTTTATCACCAGGTAAAGGTATATTCTTGAAGTAACTTGGTTGTTCTGCTACTCCCAAATCAATCGCTGGAATGTTTGCTTGATTGCAGAAAAAAGCAGCAGCAGGACTTCTCTTCAGTGCAAATTTAAAGCCAACTGGTGAGAGAAAATTTCTATTTTCTATTGGAGTTCCTGGTCTTTCAGCAGGTGGTTTTCTTTTCGCCATTATAAGATACTTTTTAACTATTTATCATCGTAGATGTAAACATTGAATGCTATACTAATTCTAGATTCATCACTTTCACTCGGTGTCACCATATGTTCTAAGTAACCAGGAAACAAAAATAACAACCCTTCTTCGGGTAGAATAGTCATATGTCTATCTGGTTCAGCACTTTGCTCATCTTTAATTATTGTTCTAGGATCTCTCAGTATCAAACATCCACTATCTTTTGGAACTTTTACATAATATACTCCTGATATAAATGCACCAGTATGTTCATGTAAATTATTCCAATTACCCCTATAGTTAATATTACCCCACATTTGACAACTAACTTTTTTTGGTCCAGGTTTTACTTCAAACCTCCTACTAGTAACTTGTATTGAATTTAGTAAGTCTCCAAAAATAGGATTATTGTGGTCAAGAGCATCTTGCCATCCACCTTGATTTGATACAATTCTTCCTTTGTTATTTTTTTTAATATCTAATATATATTTTTCTATTGATTTATTATCAAGGTAATCCAACTTTGCCCCAACCAATGGAGTAGGCCATAAGTCTTGTTTTACTATATCTTTTTCACTTATCATTTTTGTTTTTATTATAGCATAAAAAAAGACCCCCTGCAAGAGGAGGTCTTTTGAAAATATAAGCATCTCGCTTACATGAGGTTCTTAACAGAAACACGTCTGTAGTAACGGTTAGCGTTAACGGTGAGAGCACCATTACCTTCAGTAAGACCTTGAGCAAATGGGTTTGCGACCATTCCGTAACGAGTCTTAAATCCGATACGTGGTTGGAAGGAGTCCTGACCAACACTACGAACCATCTGTAGAGGAACGTATGGGCAATAGAACAATCCAGCGTCATAAGGAGATGTTCCCTTATAACCAACAACGTAGTACTGGTTACCACCTTGAGGACCACCAGTGCCAACTAAGTTAGCAGCATATGGGTCGATGTAGACTTTGTACTTACCTTGTAATGTACCAGCAAATGTGTTGCCAGCATCATCAACATTAAGGTTAGCATTAAGAGCAGGTGTGTAGTCAAGTACACCAGCCATTGTTAGAGCAGAAGCAACGTCTGCAGAGCAGAGGATTACGTTACCCTTTCCACGACGAGTTCTTTGTGCAATAGCGTTTGCATCTCTCTCGATCTGGAATAGTAGACCTTTGAACTTCTCAACTGACCATCTACCGTTTGAGTCAATGTCTAAGTCGAATTGACCTGCGGTTGCGACGTTCTGAACAGCACCCTGTTCTGCAGTCTTGTAGATAGTACGAATAACTTCTCTATTGATTTCAGCAAGGATTTCAGTAGAAAGAATGTTGGCAAGTTCTGCCTCTGCATTCAATCCATGAATTGCTTTCAAGTCTTGAGCAAGTTCTAGTGAGTACTCAGCTTTCAACGCACGAGATTTCGCAGTAACTGTTACTTTCTCGATGGAGAATGCCATCTGGTTGAAGGCAAAATCGCCTTGACCATCTAGACCTTCTGCCTCGTTGGTTGTCATACCTTGACCAACGTTGTAGTCTAGGTTAGAACCACCAGCACCAACTGGGTTAAGAACAGCAGGGTTAGTACCTGACTGTGCAGTTGTACCCATACCAGCTGAGATATCAGTGTATCCAGCAGTATTGTCAAATGCTGCATCCTGTCCAGAGAATGCTGAATCTGCTTCGTCGTAGAATGCTTCGTTGCCAGTCTGAGTAGAGTAGCGTGAACGCATTGCGAAGATAAGTCCAGTAGGACCACTCATTGGTTGAACACCAGCAAGGTCATATGCGACCAAGTTTGGCATTGCACGTCTAATTAGAGAAATTAGAACGGGATCGAAGTTAGCAACTGCAGCACCTGTGCTGTTAGTTGGAGTTTCTTCTGTTAGGAAAGAACCAGACTCGCTAAATGCGTTTGATTCTTGTTGAAATTTTTCTTGGTTTTCGAGCAGGACTGCAGTGACGGCCTTACGATGGTTATCTTTGATAGCATCGGCTCCTTCTGCATTTAGAAGGGGAGCCCACTTTTCCTGCAACTGTTCTGAATTGAACATTGCTTAAAAAATAGTGTTTACGTTTGATTTAATTTTAAAATCAGTTACTTGTTAAATTGACTGAGGGTTTTTAGATATTTTGCCATTGTTCCTGAAGCAACTTCAGGAGAACTATCGACACCTTCTGATAAACTCTCTGATTTAACTGCTGGATTTGCCTTTGTAGGGAAATAAGATTCCTTTAAAGTCTCCAACTTTTCACGATAAGTTTCTTCACTTACAAACTCTACACTTTCGGAAAGTGAGGCAAGCTTTTCTCTCTGAGTGTCAGCAAGACCTTCAGAAACATCGGCAAGAATTACATCTGAAGCAGACTCAGAAAGTCTTTGATTCAAACTTACATTCTTCTCGATTTGCTCATTGAGTTTGGACTCCATATCATCTAGTTTCTCTACCATGCTCTGTAGCACATCATATTTTTCTTCAGGGATAGTTACATAATGTTCTTCAAAAAGACTCTTAAGACCAGTCATAAAGGACTCAGTAAGTTCTTCCTTAAGACCGCCTTGTACTGCAAGTTGGTTCTCAGTGAACCACTCGTCAGAAACATATTCAAGGTAGGAATCAACACGCTCATTAAGAGCACCTTTGATTTCCTCAACTTCTTCGAGAAGTTTTGCTTCGTATTCAGCATCAAGTACTTCTTTGATTTGTACTACTTTGCCTTTTACTGCAGCTTCAAGGATTGTTTTTGCTTTTTCCTTGAACTCCTCAGAAAGCTCTTCACCTTCTACAAGAGCTTTAACATCTTCTTCGATGCTGATCTCTGTATAGTCAGGTGCTTCTGCAACAACTTCGTCTTCAGTAGTTTCTTCAACTACTTCTTCAGTTGTTGACTCTTCTTCTGCCACGACTTCGTTAGTCACTTCTTCTTCCTCAGAAACTACTTCGTCGCTGACTTCAACTTCTTCCATTTTAACAGGAGTAGCACTTGTTCCAGCCTCACTGTCACCAGCAGTGGCGTTTTTGTTAACTACGTCACGAACTTGCTTTAAAGTTCCACCAGCAGGTTTCAGCTTTGCTGAATCGTTGGTTGGACTATAGTTGTCTGGAGTAGGTCCGCCTAGATCTTCTACCTGTGCAGAATTGCCTGGTGTAGTTACCCCAGAAGCATTACTTCCTGCTTTAGGTAGTGGATTTCCTGGAGCCGCATTTGCGTTGGCAGCAGTTTTAGAGGGAGTTGTGCCTACTTCCATTTCTTGTAAATTTTTGCCACTAGACATTTGTGTTTCTCTCCGATTTCCTGTATAAAAGTTAAAATCTATATTTATTTATAAAGATAATGTTTACAATGAGCGAATAAACTCATTGAAAAGATTAAGTTTATGTTCTTCGAGTGCTTTCTGGGTAACAAGAGACTCGATCTTGTTTTTTGTATCGTTAGCGAGTTGTTCTCGAAGGGTTGTTCCCTCCCAAATCCACTCCTTTCCTTCCATAATTCCCTCAACAAATGCATCGGGTGCAGAAGGGTCTGATACGATATCTGCTGCTGTTGCTAACATAAAGTCATCACCAACAACATTAAATCCTTCCTTAGTTGGTTTCAATGAACCAATACCTCTTGAAGATACACCAAGTTTTACACCTTCTCCTATAAGAGACTTTGCAATTTGACCCATTGGTGTGTCAAGGATTTTTGCTCTACCTATAAAGTTAGAACCAGACTCTCTCAAAGAAGTTATCTTATGAGAAACTCTATCAAGGTTAACAGTTGGACCATCAGGATGACCTAATTCTCCAAGTGCTCTACCACTTTGAACGTGTGCTTCATTATAACGATTCACTTCTTTTTGAAGTGTTTCCATTGGATACATCCGACCATTTCTGTTCTTGATGTTTCCTTGTAGAAAAATTCCCTCAATATAGAGAGACTTCTTACCATTTTTTTCCTCTGTAATAAATTCTACAGATTCAATTTCTTCTCTAATCAGTTTCATTAGGAATCTCCTACTACTTGAACTTGTTGAATTTTCACAGTACCTGCACCACCTGCTTGTAGTACAGCAACTTTAAATGATTCTCTTAAATCTGAACCCAATTTTGATTCATCCCATGTACCACTAGCTCCAGATGAATTATAATCAACTGTAATTCGTGTTCCAAAGAATCCGTCAAAATTTGCAGTGTCATTAACCGCAGTTACTTCTTGATGAGTAAACTCGAAACTTGTTTGTCCTGGTGCAGTCAATGAAACATAATCACCTACCACAAACTGAGAACCAGTTCCTGATTGGAAATCTATTATGGTAGTAGCACCTTTAGTAACTTTTTGAACAGGTTGAGATCTAACTTGACCTGTGCTTATTACTTCAGGAACATTTGCCACCAAATAA